TCATCAACAGTAACAACAGTTGTAGAAGTAACTGCTTTTAATCTTCCACCTCTTCTTACCCCTGCTCTTACTGGATCTTGCACTTCAATAATCGCACCAGGTCTTACAACAGCACCAGAATCTATTGAGGTTGAAAATGCAACCACTTCAGACTCATTATTTTCGCCAAAAAGTATTGCACGACCCAATCTTCGAGCTTGATTACGAGAAGTACACGCAAATGCTTTTACCTGCTTAATAACAGTTCCTATTTTGGATTTTAAAGTGCTATCTTCTACTACTTCAAAGTCAACTTCCTGACTATCCATGTTGAAATAAGAAACAGATACAACACTATGTCTAGTTTTTAAACTACTGCCAGAATAATTAAAACCATCTGCTGATATATTTGATAAATTAAACAAATAACTAGGATCTGTTGGTTTATCTTGCGTAATAGTTATTGTTCCAGCAGACCATATTGGCATACATCTCATCACACCTGATAAATCATTTATCAGTTCAAATGCCTCTTTAGGACTTTGAATATTTACGTTACAACTAAATCTTGCTTCCTGTCCTCCAGCACCATCATCTACAAGAGTATTAGCAAATTTACTGGCATTTACAAAACTAAATAAATCAAGAGTGCTATCTGTTATGTGATCTCCAAATCCATATCTACTATTTGTAAGAAGATCAAGCAACACCATTGCAGGACATGAAGTCCATGTAGCTGCTCCCATAACTCCATTAAAAATATAACCATCGGGATAAACAATTCGACCAGTTGTACTATCAACAGTAGGAGTACCAGAACTGGATGCGCCTGCTCCTGGAATCCTAACCTTAATACCTCTGATTCTAAATTTACGAGCAGGAATAGAACTAAACTGCATTGAATCTAGTCTTATTGAACTATAAGCACTATTTAAATAAGTTGAAGCATCATCAATGATTTCTCCAATACTTGACCATTGAAAACTATCTCTTAAATTAGTATCCGTACTATCTGCTGTAACTCTGCTGACTCTAATATCAACAGGAAAAGAACCAGTGATCGCTACACGATAATCTTTTTGGTACGCATCTCCACTTCTACCTTTAATAGTGTCAGTAATAACATCAGTAAAACCACCAGAGTTATATTGAACAGCTATTTTTAACTGAACTTCCGCACCTAACAAATCTCCAGCATCCGTAGCCCTTTGAAGTTGAGGAAAAGTAACAGATACTCTTACAGCGTCAACATTAGTATTTGTTATCTGACGAGTGACAGGAGTGCTATTAGTGACTTCTACACCAACACCTGTTGTCGATACACTACTTTCAATTCCAGGTATTTTAGTCTGACTACCAGTACCAAAACGAGGAGTAAACTTTACATCTTGAAAGTTGAAGTCTGTAGTTTGAGGATTTGTAGAATCCGCTGAAGCTCTTAATACTGGAGTGTCATTCAGAAAAACATCTTTTAATGCAGCGTTATTATACGCAGTTGTACCTTTTGTTCTGCCTTCTTTTGAAGCTGTTGCAAAACCTTCTATCTCTCCTTCTGAAACAAGGTCAAGAAAAGTTGCAAACTGTCTACTGTGAAGAGTATCAGGTTCTCTAGTCGGTTGCGGAGGAGAAGGAGGTGGATCATTACCTTTTGCACCTCGAATAAGATGTTTCTTTTCAATCATGCTTGTACCTGTTCAGTATCAATACCACCACTTATTACAACACTACCAGTAAATATCTCTCCGTAAACTAAAGGAACAGGAGTTCCTGCTCTTCCTGTCTGTTGCGTTCCACCAAAACTGAATGACAATCTAGGATCTTCTTCTGATTCAAATTTAGGAGGTTTAGGTAAAGGAAACAATAATTCAGATACACCTTGTAAAGCTAAAGAAGCACCTACATAAACTAAACTTTTTGCTAAAAAACCTGCATTTGCAAAACCAAAACCTGTGCTTATACCTTGTGATAATTGTAAACCTTGTGGAACAAAAAATGCTAAACCAATCAATGCTGCTCCTAATAATATTTTCCCAACACCTCTACCAGCACCAGTAATCACAGGAATAAAATGTATATCCTCTTTACCAATAGGATGAGATAACTCTGATTCGTCTACTGCATAATTACCAACTTTTACCTGATAATATTTTGGACTCATAAATTGTTCTACACCTTCAAAATTATTTATTAAAAAACTAACAGCATGACGTAAAGTATCTGCTTTTACTTCAAATTCTTTATGTCCTATAAACTTTGCAAGTTCTCCATATAATTTTATTTTACGAAGCATAACGATACCTCTTTCCTGTGCATTTTAATAACCATGGAGAGTATGGCTCTCTACAAGACAGTCTATCGGTTAAATGATGTAATACCTCATCTCCAAGAAAAATAGCTACATGATTTAAAGTTGAATCTAAAATACTCATCAAC